TTAAAATATTCATTTACTTTTGGTTTAGACCAATTCCACATTAAACCTTTTGCTATAATATTACCAGATGGATATTTATCTTCTTGAGGATACTCAGCAGTAGTTAATGTTTCTAATTTAATTAAGTTAATTTTTTTCATTATTTCTTTTTAAATTTTTTAAGCCACTCATTAAAATGTTCTTTGGTTCCATTATTAACTGTAGTTCCCCACCTATAAGCATTTCTTAAGTCTTCCTCACTATACATTCTTTCAGCCATATATTTAGCACCTACAATAAATCCTTCTTGTTTATTTGCTTGATTACAATCATGTGTTGAAGGCATCCACATTGAACCTCCTTTAGATATAGGAAATAATCTATTAGCTGCTTCTTCCAATTCCTCTTCTAAAGCTCTTTTTTTAGCTTCTTCCAGTATTTCAATCTTGTTTTGTTTTTCACAATAATCACAAGTATTATCAGTAGGATTCTCACAAGTACATTCTTGTTTAAGTTCTTCTTGTTTAACACAAGTGGGACAAGTTCCATGAACTTGACAACAGTATGGGTCATGTTCTTTACAAGTACATTTAGGTTCTTCTTTTGGTAGTATGTGTATGTTTTTCATATTAAATTAGTTTTAAAATATATATCTAATTTTATTCCAATCAATTATTTTATCATGTAATTCTACAAAAGATTTAATAAAATCACTTTTTAAATTATGTTTATATCTGATATTTTTACCACCATATTGTGATATTTTATCTTCTTGTATTGTAGGAATCCATAAATATTCTTCTTCACCAGTAATATTATTAGTTAAATTATATTTATGTTTGTCTTCATTATGAGTAAGAAATATAACTTCAGCTTTAACTACATCTTTATAATCAACATAATCATTAACCATTTTAAATAAATCTTCATATTCTTCTAGCCAATTACCTGCAACTATTACAGGACTAAAATTTATATGTACATCATAACCTGCATCTATAAAAGCATCAATAGCTTTAATTCTATCAATTATTTTAGATGTATTAGGTTCTAATTTATCAGACATAATTTGAGGCATTAAACTAAATCTAATTCTAATTTTACCTTTAGGATCAAATGTAGTTAAATTAGGATTAACATATTTAGTAGCTAAACTACCCATTGCTATTGGATGATCTCTAAAAAACTCAAATATTCTTTCCCAATTATGATATTTAGCATGTAAAGAAAAATCCTCATTACAAGAAATATCATAAGTAATATATTTTTCATGAGTTTGATTAGGTTTATCTACATTTGTAAAATAAGAATGGTTATTAATAGTTGTAAGAATATCTCCTATATTAGTAGCTATTGATAACCCTTCATATTTATTTCTTTTCATGTAACAGTTATGAGTCAATATTCCATTTGCAAAATAATTCTCATTCTTTTTTACAGAAAAGTTAACAACCTTTGTATCTTTTGCTATCTTTGTAATAGCTTTTATTTTCTTAAATTTTAACTCCATGAGTTGTAAATATTGTGGTAAAATTACAAAAAAGTCTACAACCTATTGCAATTCTACCTGTGAAACAAATTATTTTGAATTGTTCAATCAACAATCAAAACCAATCTTTAGAACATTCCAAGAGGCTAGTAGACACTATAAAAGAGATACTAGAACTATGAAAAAGTTTGAAGGTTTATTATTTACAATTGATAAAACACTTCCTTCAGCAAGTACACAATGGGTTATATGTAAAATTTGTGGTGAACAATCTCCCAAATCTAAAGCAAGAAAAGGTTACTGTTCTGATTGTACTGCACAAGGTCTAGGTAAAAAGAATCAAGGTAAAATAATATCAGAAAGATATCAAGGTAACGGTAATCCTAATTACTTAGATGGTAGTTCACATGCTATAGAATATCAATCTAATGAGTGGTATAAGCTCAAAAAAAATTTAAACTTTACACACTGTGCATTAACCAATAGTACTGAAAACATTGACTACCATCATATTATCCCAAGATGGTTTTGTAAACTTGCTGACATAGATGTATTTGATCCTAATAACATTATTGGACTAAATCACCAATATCACAAAGTAGTTCATCATTTTCAGTTAGATGTCTTGCTTCTACCCAACCTCTATTTTTTGTATAAAAAGGATGCTCTCCAGTTACGTTCACACTTTGTCCATCTACTTCAATTACATAAAGTTCATCAGTATCCCTTTGACCAATTGCAGTTATTAAGTCTGTTTCAGGTTTCAAGGTATCCAGGGAAAAAGAAATTACTTGATCTCCTTCCTGAATTTCTCCAGCCATTTTTAAACCAAATGGAGTAGTAATTAATGTATCTGGAGTCACACAATAAGAACAATTATATAAACAACCATGACCAAAACTTGGACTAATAAAATCTGTTGACCTACCACTAGGTCTAATTATCATAGATTTTCTTATAACTTCATCTATTATCATAATTTTTCATCTAATAATTTAATTATTGCTAACCAATTTTCTTTAGTTTTAAAATATATTTCCATAGTACTAGCACCTGCTTTTTCTCTAAGTAAATAGATATCTAAACCATATAAATCTGTATCATCTTTATAAGCATAATAACCTAAAAAATCTATTTGATTAAATGTAAACATTACATAACCATCTACATAAATTTTTATTCTACCATTAAATATTTTAAAATCGTAAGTATGTTTTTCCATATTAAATTATTTTTCTAATTTATTCATTTTTATTAATTTTTAGTAGTCAGGACAGGATTCGAACCTGTAAATATTAAATCATTTACTTCTGGTGTTCTCAGCAATGCTGAACTAAAGATTTCTCTTATTGGACTTAAACCAATGACCTCCTTAAAGTTTAATTTAATAGCGTCTACCAATTCCGCCACCTGACTGTTTTTTTATTTATATTCTCTTATCTTTTCTTTTATTTAATTCATATTCAAATACTTTTAAATACATCTCATTCCTACAATAACCACCTTCTAATATAGCTTCTATATGATCTGTATTTAACTCACATATAGGTTTAAATATGGTTTCAGGTAATTTATTCATATCAGCATCATAATTCTGACCCCAGTTTAAATATTTAGTACATTCATCTAAAGTACATTCTTTAAATGTTTTACTTAATTCTGTGTAATCAGGTTTATCCCAACTTCTTCTAAGATATTCTAAACCACCATCTACTGCATAATATTGACCATTTTCATCAGTATAACTAACATAATCATGTCTATATTTAGATTGTAATATTGCACCATCAGGTGTTTTTATAGCATTGTAAACTATATTGTCTTCCATATAAATATTTTTTTTTAAATTAATAAAATAGAGCCTCTAAATTAATAAAGGCTCTATTAAAAGGTCCAACCAGTTAGGTTGTAATCCACCACTTACTTTTTATAGAAGTAAGAAACTATAACTAATTGATTATTAATTAGTTAAGTGGACCTGGAGATAATCGAAATCTCGTATCCTTGAAAAATAATAATAGCTTTCTACAAATTTATAGTATTTTTCTAAATACTCAAAATTTTATAGCCTTCAACTATATGTGCTAATCTATGGTATGCAGCAATGACCTACCTCCAATTTACTCTTAGGAAAGAGTTTGTACTTAATTAGACAAGCTCAAGTACAGGAGCTTCAACATTAGCCAAGGCTAAGTTACAAAGGTCAGCGATGGCACATTTTCCAGTACCAAGTTCTACAGTGTTTCCATCTATAGTTATCCCCTAGGTTTAAACAGCACACTCTTAGAGGACGATGCTGTATTTGCTTACTATTATATATCCACAAGGTCAAATCCTGTCAGGCCCATATATTTAATCTAAATGTAATTTAGCATGTAGTACTAATTTTTCTCTATTTACAGATTTTATTTTATTGTTTTTAGGCTTAGTATAATCAAATAAATGATAGAATCCTCTTTTATCAGGTTTATCAGATATATGATATTTCTTTTTAGGAGGTCTTACTGCAAAAGTATGAAAATCTTTTTTAGTAAACTGTTTCCAATTATTAGTACATACAATCATATTATACCAACCTTCTTTTCTTAATCTAATCTTTTCTCTTACAAATTCCAAAGTTACATCTCTAATTAATTCAGAAGTAATAGATACATAATAATTTTTTCTATTTTTTAATTTTTCTAATTCTGTAATTACACTATCTATTTTAGAAGGAGTTCCTTCTATTGTAAATTCATAAAAGTATTCAGAAACTTCTCTTTTATAATAAATACCACAATAGTTTAAGATGTAAAATTCAAAATCATTAGCTAGTTCTAATTGTTCAATATGAAAAGTATATTCCATTTTAATAAAAAGAGAGTTTAACCTATACCACCCTCTGAAGGTTTTAACCAATCCTAATTTAAATTGTTAAGCTGCTTGTTCTACTGGAGATTCTTCAGCTTCTAAAGATTTCAAAGTTTCTTCTAAGAAACTAAGTTTAGCTTTATGACCTTCTAGATTTTCTTCAGCAGTAGTCAATTTATTCTTTTTATTCAAAAGAACTTGTACATAACTACCTCTGTCTGTAATAGCTAGTCCGTTATTTACTTTAGCTTTAGCTAGCTCTTCTTGAGCTTCAGTAATAGCATCTTCAAAATTAATTGTATCTCCTTTAAGAGAATTAATTTGAACATTCAAAGCTGATTGAGCTTGTCTAAATACTTTTTCAGCTTGTACAGTTGCTGAATCTCCTTTTACCAATGCTAAAAATTGGTTTACAAATGATGTTACTTTGGTTTTTGCCATGACATTAAAATTTAATTGTTTTTGATTTTTGTTTTAATTCTATTGAAATTTCAGATACTTTTTGGACAGTAGTATCTAAACTATTTTTTGATTTATAAATTAGGAAAGATTGGTTACTTGTTGTTGGGTTTATACTATAAGGGTCTACACCTGTTATATACTGTTCTTGAGATATATTAGATGTGTTTGAATCAGGTAGTTTTGTTAAAGCTTTTACAGATACATAATACTTGTCTTCACCATTTTTATAGTAATTTATTGGTAAACCATAATCATCATACCAATACTCAAGAAAACTTCCGTTATGACCTCTAGTACCATCAGTAATTTTTATTACACATTCATCTTTATCTTTAGTAAAACCTAATATAATACCTTCTTTACCAGAACCTATTACTCTATCACCTATTTTAAATCCTACATCTATGTAATCACTTTTAGATTCTACAATAGATTCAACAGATTTTTCTTTTACTATATCAGCCCATTTACCAGCAGAAAAAACATTTCTATTATAATCAGCTCCATCAGTATATTCTTCATCAGATGTTAATGAATAAACTCTCCTTGTTTTAGTTAAAGCATAAACATTAACTTCAATACCATACTCTACTCTAAACTTATCAGTGGTAACTGTACAATAAGTTTTTTTACCACCTAAATGAGCAGGATAAAATTTAGTACCAATAGGATATTTTTTCTTAGCTTCTTCTATCAATTCTTCTTTACTAGGTATATATTTATTTTTATAATGACAAATATTCCACCAAGCTATCTCATCTTCAGTAGCTGGATGACATTCTTTTACATCAGATATTATACAACATTCATCAGGATTTATCCAATTTTTACGATTAATATCTATATACCCATAACTATCAAATGTACCCTCATTACAATCTATAGATTTAATTTTATCAATAAAAAATGTTGAATCAAATTTCAAACGATAGTATTTATCTTTTTCTAATTTAATTTCAGATTTACCTTCTGTTTTAGACTCATCTTCAATTATTTCAAAATATTCAGCAGGAATGTTAGCACTATATCTATTATTTTCAGGACAAACACAATTATTTTCTTGATTTTTTATAACATTATAATAATCATAATATTTATTAAACCAAGTAATACTACCTGCTCGAATTATATCTGGTAAAGAACCTTTTGTACCTATGTCTTTTCTAATAATATCTTTAATTACTTTAGCTTTAAAATAATTTCCATCTGTAGGAAATGGTGAATGTTCATAAGTCATAGGTTTACTTTCTATTGGTTTATAATCTTTAGGTAATAATTTATATATATCTGTATTTAAAGATTTAGTTATTATATAATTTTTCTGACTTGGAAAATCTACACAATACTTATTACAAATTACTTCTTTAGTAATTAAACCTATTTCATCTTTTTTAACATAGCCACCAGAAGGATAATCTATTAATGCTTTAATATATCTACCTACCAAAGATTCATCTTCTTCTTTAGGATATTTTTTATAAAATTCAGTAAAATCTCCATGGTTTATATCTTTCCAAAAGTCAAGACCTTCTATACTTTCATACCAATTAAAATTACCTTGACTTTTATCATCATCTAATGATATATTTTTAGTTTTAGTATTTCCTTGTTCTTTTTGTCTTTTAAATACAACTTCTTGTATTTCTATTGGTAAGTCTTCTATTAACATTGTTTATTAGTTTTTAATTTATTTAAAATTGTAAAAAAAGGGGAGTATTATTTCAACTCCCCTATAACATTATATCTAACCCCTTAAATATAAGGTTTATTTATTGATACAAGTATCAATAGTCTTCCTGATAAGATTCGAACTTATGACCCACAGCTTAGAAGGCTGTTGCTCTATCCAACTGAGCTACAGAAAGATAAAATACTCCAGAATATTTCATCTGGAGTATTTATTTTAGACTAATTAAGAAGCAAATACAGCAGCAGTAACATTAGCTACTGGAGCTGGTGTTCTTTCTAGTCTTTTAATTCCACCTTCACCTACAGATACTAGACTACCATGTTCATAAACAGGTAGACCATTATATGTAATAACTTCACCTGTAGAAGGATTTACTTTAGCAGCTTGACCATCATATGCTGGCATAGTTTTCTCTTCAATAAAAATATCTAGAGGAACTGTTTGACCAACTTGGAAGTTAGCAGAGATAGAAGTTTTTGAGTTATGAATAGCTCTCAAAATACGAGTGCTATTACCCCATCCCAACAATAGTCTTTGAGCTTCAGTAGCTGCTGTAGCTACTTCTGCTTTTTGACAAAAGAACAAGGTTGTATATTCTGGATTAGATGTAGGTGCTTTTGCAAATAGTACACATTTTTTAGTTTCTAATTGAGCAGATAAAGCTTGTTCTAGTTGAGCATTAGTTGAATTTTTAGTAAGCATGATTTTAAATTTTAGATTATTATTGTTTTATTTAATTTTAGAAAGAAATATCTTTTTAAGGATTAAAAGATATTAGAAAACCTTTTAGTAAATTACAACTTTCATTAATCGTACCTGTAACTGCTAATAAGCATGTTTAATGTTTTTACAGAGATATATTACTATTTATATTTACTTTGTAATATGTATTTTCCAAATATTGTTATGGGTTTCTATGAATTTTATTTTACCCATTAAAATATTTGTTTTCTTTAAAATAGAATTTTCTTTCTTCTTTTTAATTCTATTCACATATTTTTTTCTATTTATGGTTTTTTCTATTTCTAGAAATACATAAATTTTACTGTTTCCTTTTAAATCAAGTTTATCATTTATTACTTGATCTCTTAATTCCACTAGTTGAGGTAAGGAATAACTTATCAGTGGAACATTATTGATTCTCATTAGTTAAGAATAACATGTTGAGTAAAAGTCTTGTTAGAAGTCTTCTTTAGCTGTTTTAATAAAGCTTTTTCCTCTTCAGTTTTTTGAAAATCTAGAGGATTAGGTTTATATTTATTAGCATTGATTTCTCTTTCAATCTCATTTCTATAATCAGCATAAGATTTCATAGGGTAATTTCCAAATACTGTTCTTTGTTCTCTTTTAGTTTGTTGTTGTGACATTTGATTTTAGTTTTTAGGTTGTTTTAATTGATTTTCTTTCCAATAATAAAGATTAAGCTCAGATTGTTGTAATTCACTATTGATTTCTTTAGCAACATCTTTAGCAGTCTTTTCATTAGATTTAGCTTGTAGGTATTGTTCTACAGTGGCAAAAGAAAAAAATACCATGAAAAGAAAAAAAGATAATAAATAGTAAGATAAACTTTTACTTATTAATATATGATTTTCAATTTCATGGTATTTCAAATCTTCTTCATCATAGACAAAGATTTTATCTTTAAACAGCATTGATATTATTTGAATTATCTAATGTAATACCTTCTAAAGCATGTTCTTTTTGTTCAATGACATCAATTGTACATACCCACCATCCATAAGGATTAGAAAGTAATTCTGGTTTAGAATTAAGATTTACAATTAAAGCACCATTATTCTTAGCCCAGTCTTGAGCTTTAGCTATAGCAGATTCTCTGTTAATAGCTACAAAAGGTTCAGGTTTTTCCATTAGTTGTTACATATTGAGATTAATAAAATTCTACTAGCTTTTTTAAAACTGGAAAGCTTACTTAAAACCAGTTTGTTTTGATGAGCAATAACCTCAAGAAAAGGTATTGCTTGACTCAACTTAACACCTTCTAAAGATGGTTGAGTCTGTATTATTGTTTCCATTATTATCATTTTTATTAAATCACTTTAAGCATCAGTGAGAAGCCTCTGATATATGAAGTCTACCAGATAAAATCCTTAATTAAACATTTGCTACTTGATCAAAATAGAAAATTTCTAGTATCATACCAAGTATGAACCATATTACCCATATTGGACTATATTGTATATTAAGAAATCCAACAATAAATAGTTTGCTTATTATTAAATTAAATAAGCTACATATTCCCATATAGATTATAGGTAATATACATAGTCCAAGGAATAATTGAAATAGTTTGTTTAGTTTTTTCATTTTTTTTAATCTCTATTATTTTAATTGGTAATGGATTAGACCAATGAGGTTAATTTAAAATTAAATTGAAATTATATAATACAGTATAATAATTAGTTTATACTGTATTATATATTGTTAATTGAGTATTGTGAACACACTTGGTATTTAACCTTAATTCAATAAGTAAGCTAATTCAGTAGCTTTACAGAGACACAACCTCTGAAAATATAGCTTCATTTTATAGTGTATAAAATATAGTGATTAATTACTTCACATGCTTTATTCTTCCAATTACTTCTACTTCCATATATGGAAAACCTTTGTGAAAACCTGAATTTATTTTCAAAACTCTTTTATTTGAGATTTTTGTAAATAAATCATAGCCACAACAACCACAATCTTCAACATGAAACTGTGATTGTTGTTTGCTAACAAAGTTTTTAGCTTGACTAACTGTCTCAAATATTATCATTAGTATGATTTTATGGATGAGTAATTATACCAGCATTATTGATTCCCATTTCAGCAATATAAGTATATTGTCTGACAAATTTACATTCATGTAAATATGATTTATGGTCAGTAGTTCTGAGAGATTTAGTTTTGTAGTTATCTTCTACAATTCTAATACCTTTAGCTTTATGAGCTTTTAACCATTTTCTACATTTACCTGGAGTAGGAAAGTTTTTACCAAATATATCAGAGAATTTAGCTCCAATTTTGGTTTCTACTTGTTTTCCACAAGTTAGTATTAGTGTTGCCATGTTTGGGGTTATTTGAGTTTGAGCTTTATTACTATTTCAAGTAATACACTAGCACTCCTATTCTTCATTTTATACTCTGAACTTTTAAGAGTTGTTAAATAAAACACCAGAAACTTTGATTATGCTTTTACTGTAGGTAAAGACCTGTTAGCAACACAAAGAATCTGGTGTTTAATTTGTTATTAGAATTTTAAAGTTTTAAACATAGGTAAATCAAAACCTTCTACTTTAGATATAACTCCTACACATTCATTACTATCACTAGCAATTAATCTGTTAAAGTTTCGTTTAGAGATTAAGAATATACCATGTTTAGAATCTACTATGGCATTACTACCTTTAGTGATCCCTTTAATAGTTAGATGTCTACCATGTAAGGTAACTAATTCTATTGTTTTATACATCATTTGTTTTAGCCTTTAATTATTTATCTGGTAATGGGCTAGACCAGTGGGATTAATGACTCACCTATTACAGCTAATAGGCTAAAGGATATATCTGGGAAATACCAGCTTTATGTTCATCCTTCTTTAATAGTTACATAAGCAGTTATATTTGCAATAGCTATCTTGCAAACAGAGACCTCTCAATCTCCTACAAATGTTGAAGTTAATAGCGAACTATTTGTCTTCTTAATAATGGTTTCTCACACCATAAGAGTCAATCAGAGTGAGTTTTTATCTGATTGGATTTTTCTGATTAAAGTATCAGTTACCAGTTTATCAAAGCTGGATTAAAACTGCATGATTTTTAAGTCTGCACTAACTTTACATTATCATCTGTTAAATGATTTGATACTTAAAGTGTATTAACAGTACACAATAAGAATGTAATAGTAGCCCCACATGCTTGTTAAGGTTTATCAACCATAAGGTTATCTAGTATTTAGTTTCTGGCACGTTTAACTAGAATAATGCTCTGGCCAACAGTTAGATGGCTTCTGTACAATACCAGTCACGAACTGGATAGTTTAGGTTGGAACATAATTAATCTATATACCTATCATTTGGTCAAGGTAATTGATTAGTAAATTTTTAGCTATGATATAATATATAGCTGAGTTTTTTTGAATAATAAGATTTATGTGAGTTGGTGGAAAAGTTGATTATCAATCACTTACACTCTTATTTAGAATGATTCTAAATAATAAATATATACATATTTTAATATAAAGTATGTATATATATAGTAAATCAAAAAAAGAAAAGACCTCTTTCGAGGTCTTAACTTTTAGAACAATTTACTTGTAAGTTGTTCAACACTGTCTCTGGACAGCCACCTGGACTTTCCGTCTTTGGCTTCCGTCAACTGAGGATTAATGCCTGTAGCAAAGCAAAGGTTAATCAGAAGTTGTTGAGAAGAGGACAAGGTTTTAAAGTTGTCCTCTGTAACTTCAACATTGTTGGAGTTACCACCAGTGAAGGCATATTTTGCCTGTAATTTTGTAGGATTAAGCATTGTTAAACTGCTGAAAGCCAAGGGGGTTAAGGGTCTTGGCCCGCAACACCAGGGGAGGGTTTTAAAAGGTTATCCACCACACCTATAAATAAAACATGTTTTAAAAATTTTAAAAAAAATTTTTTATTTTTTATTAAAATATTCTCCAAAAATTATTCTCATTGATTATAGATTAGTTACATGATTTATTAAAAATAAATTTGGAAGTTATTATTTTATTTTATAGTTTTGCATTTGGAAACTCTAACTAAGTACCAGAGAATAATAGAAATAGAATTCTCTTAGACGTCGGATTAGTATTCTTAAATAAAGAAGAGGTTATCTCCGATATTCCAGAAACAGACCTTTAAGGTTTTAGTAGTAATTGGGCAGATAGGGTCATAAAAAGAGCTAAAGTTTAATAACTTTACACCTAGTAGTTTAATATCTGTGTAGGCTAAACACGGCAATTATGAAAGAATAGAGGTTAAAAAGGACAATTGGTAACAGTTGTTTAGCAAAAATCAAGGGGTGTATTATGTTTAATTGTTAAATAGTATGGATGATATTAAATTAAAAGAAAATCAAATTTTAACAGTAATAGATTGGGTAAATAAAACTGTAGTATTAGCAGAATGTAATTCTAAAAAAGAATATGATGAATTCTGTAAAAAAACTTTTCCAAAAAGTTTACAATATATGAAAAATAATCCAAATATGTATATTTTAAGAATGTATGATTATGGTTTAAAAGAATTTATTTATAAAATAGGTAGAGCTAAAAATGTAAAAAAGAGAATAAAACAATATATTACTCAAAATCCTACAATAGAAGAAGTTAGAACTTTTTGGGCTTTTCCTCCAATTGAATTTGAAAGTAAATTTCATAAGAACAATAAAAGTATTTATGGAAGAGAATGGTATACAACAAATGCTTTTTTAGATAGTAAAATACTAGAATATGCTGATAAAGATTGGACAGTAGGAGAATTTGATTTGTATAAGTATGTTTTATAAATATAAAAGTTAAAAAAATTTGTTTTATTAATAAAATTATTAATACCTTTGTCTTATGTTAGAATCAAAAGAATATAAATTTAATTCTCTTACTGAAGCAGTTGAGAAATTTATAGAGTTTAAAAAAATATTGAGTGATAATAAGTTTATTGGAATTGTAAAAGGTTACTCTTTAGATCTTAAGACTACTAATGAAGAGAATGTAATTAAAGTAAAGTTTGAATAATGGTAAGTGTAACAAGTTTAGAAGAGTTAAAAAGCTACTTGAGTAAAAGTAGTACTGATGTTAATTTCTATGTTAAATTGGATGACCAGGATGAACCTGTTAGTTATCTACCAATGTATCATGGTCCAATTGATAAATATTTACATGAAGGTAAGTTAAAAGTTGATTGTAAATCATGGATTAATAAAGAAGTTTTTAAAGGAACTGTATTAAAAAAATAATAATGAGTAAAGCTGGAGAAATACTTAATGGTTGGAAAAACTCTTACCTTAATCAGGTAGGTAAATTAGATGATGATATTATGTTTTTAGCTGAAAAAAGATTGGATATTTGTAGAAAATGTCCTTTGTATACTAAAGGTTCAGAAGTTAGTGAACCTACTTCAGTTATGAAAGTTTATCCTGATAAGTACTTTTGTGATCATAATAAGAGTATTACTATTGGTAGTAGTACTTATGAAGGTTGTGGTTGTCCTATAGATAAGAAGGTTTTCTCAGTTAACTCTAAATGTCCAGCTAATAAATGGTAAAAAATATATAAGATTAATGAAACATGGCAACTTTTGATGATGATGATGATTATTTAGCTGAGTATGATGAATTTACTAAAGAGATTGCTGTAACTAAGAGTACAGTAGTATTATCTATATATTCTAAAAAAGGTCTAGAAGATGTAGTTGAAGGTTATGAGGAGGTAGTTAAGGCTTTGGATAAATGGAGAAAGAAAAATAAAATATTAAATACTAAATAAAATGTTTATAAAACTTGACCTAATAGGTATGAGAATTAACAGGAGTGCTGGTCCTGAGTACACTGACCCTGTTTTACAGCATCTACATAATAATGAAGATGATAATGATAATGATAAAAGAGTTCTTACTTCAATTATTAATGTTGAAAAAGAAAATATTATAGAAATTATTCCTTCTTTTGAAGAAAATCAAACACAGTTTAATATCTTTGATAAAGAAGGTAATGATTTAGTATATATGGTTAATGAAAATTATGATATATTTGTAGATAAAATTAAAAGAGTGTTTAACCTTGAAATAATTGATTTTAAAAATGTCTGAACTAGATGAACATGTAGAAAAAGAGAATGTAGAGGAATATAAAATTCCTGAATATTTCTTTAAACCTGAAAGACAAGAAGAAGAATCTGTAGAAGATTATAGGAAAAGAAGGCTTTTAGAGAAGTTTATGCTAAAAGAGATTAAGAAAGGTACAGTAGTATGGAAATCTTTATATAGTGTAGATAATAAAAAGTATGTAGGTATTACATACAATAAAAGAGTTGTAGCTCAGTACGTTAAAAATAAACTTAAAGAAGAAAATGGGAATAATCAAGAATCTGAAGGAGCTGAATAAAGCTGAATTTGCTCAAGTAAATATGAGCCAAAAAATGTATGTGGTAAAAGGTAGACCTTTTCCAGTAGAATTGTTGAAGTATTCTAGTTTTATTGTCTTGATTTTAAGAATTATTAAAATTATTCCTTTTATTGGACCTAAAACTAAGTTGATGATTGATGAAATTATCTCATTTTTAACTATGTATGCTGGGCCAGACCAAGTGGCTATGTATAATAGTGGTAATAGAGATATTATAGACTTTTAATAAAAAATCATGGGTAAATTTGTAATAAAAAGTGAAGATCCTGTTAAAGATTACTTGATTAAAGTACTAGAATCTAATTCTATAGAAATTAGTATTTTAAGTTTCTTTATAAACAAGTATAATTATTATGTTAATGATATTAAACTTACAGATCTTTCTACTATATGGAAATTATCTTTTCATAATACTGAAAGAAAAAAATGTAGACTTGATTTAGGTATTTCAGTAGCTACATTTAACACAAGTTTACATAATTTAAAAAAGAAAGGGTTGATTACATTGGATTTAGATGATAATCCTGTAATAAATGAAATGTTATTATTTAATCCTAAATTAGATAATACTCTAACTTTTATATTTAAAAGTAATGTCAGCAAAACAGAAGAAAATCCAACAGATAATAAAGCAAGTAGCTAATGAATTTAATTACACTGAAGAACAGGTATATCAAATATACCTTTGTCCTTGGAAAGTATTTGATAAATACAGTAAACAGTGTGAAGAAGAGGTACTTGAAATCTCAGGAATAGGTAGAATTATACCAAATAAAAAACTAAAGTATTTTAAAGAAAACATTTTAAATAAAACACAAAACAATAACTAACATGCAAACAAAAGATAGATTTTATATGGGTGGTAATGGTAGTAGTAAAACTACACCTGAAGAATTAGCTAACATTGAAAGACTTAAAGAAAAACTTAATCGTGGACCTGCTCCAATGGGTACTGAAAGGATATCTGATTTTCTTAAAGAAAAACTTAATCATGATACAATGATTAGTATTCCTATTGAATGGGAAAATCTAGATGTAGAACCAGGAGAAAGAAGGTTTACTACTATTCAAACTAAAATTGATAGTAAATCAGGTTTATTTACTGTAGCTGATTTTATGATGAGTGATACAGAAGGTATGAAGATGTTTAGATTTGTTAAAGTACATAAAGTAGGTAAAAACTGTACAGTTAAACCTGGAGATATTGTACTTATTAGGTTATCAGCTCCACTGATGCTTGCTATTGAAACTCCAGAAGCTGTAGTTTATCAATTTATGGAAAACCAAATTGAATCTTTTTTAAAACCAAAAGAAGCTACTTTTTTTACAGAAAATACTAGTGTAAGTCATGGCTAAATTATTTGATTTAGTTGAAGACAAAGTTGAAATAAAACCAGAATCTTTATTGATTTATCCCTTTTCTGAAATATGGAAGAGGGATAAGTCTAAAGATAAAAGTAAAGCTTTTAAAGAGATTACTTATATATGGTTTTATTCAGACTTTGATTCTCCTTTTTTTGAATATACTGAAGAACAGAAACATCAGACTATATGTGAAGATGTTTTAGGTGAAAAAAACTTTAAAGTTGACAGTTTACTCAAGAGTGGTATTGAAAGTTATAAGAAATATTCAATGACACCTTCTATGAGAATGCTTGAATCTCAGTACAATACAATCTACAAGATGGAGGAATACTTTAAGAATGTAGATTTTGCTGAGGATGATATTGATAAGGTAACTAAAGCTATTATCAATGTTCCTAAATTAATGGAAGCACTTAATCAAGCTAAAGAAATCTGTAGAAAAGAACAACAGTCTGGAGAAAGGGTTATAGGTAATAAAACTAAAGGTATGTTTGAAGATGAGTAAAGATATTGTTTCTGAACATTTGTTTAGATTTGACCATATTCCTAAAGAATATGTACCTTATGTAGAAAAGTTTACTAATAGTAATGAGTTTAGAGAAAGAGCATTGTTCTTTAAGAAGGAAAAATGTTACACTAAATATGCTAAAAATACTTTTCAGTATAAAGAATTTTGGAAAGAAGAAAGAAGAAGGTGTTTGGAAGGTTTTACTAATTCAAAAGGTATTAGGATTACTGGACAACACTATTTTTATTTAAACTATGTTCAGATATTACTTGATGCTGATAATGATACTAGAAGAAAAGTTAAAGACTTTCCTAGATTTGTAGATTTAGATTACTATTACTTTCATTTGCTGGACTATTGTAGAGCTTATGAAAAGTCTTTAGTATCTGTTAAAGGTAGAAGGCAAGGTTGGTCTTACAAGGCCAGTGGTGTAAGCTCTCATGAGTTTAATTTCTTTAGAGATAGTTCTACTATTATAGGTGCTTATCTTTCAGATTACAGTAGTAATACTATGAAGATGGTATTAGATAACTGTAACTTTTTAAATACATATACAGAGTTTGGAAGAATTAGAAACCCTGATACTCAAGACCTTATTAAAGCTAGATATCAAGTAGATGTTGAAGGTAAGAAGGTTTGGAAAGGTCTAATGTCTTCAGTAGAAGCTATTACATTTAAGGATAGACCTTCTGCTGGTGTTGGTAGAACTGCTAGTTGGTTAATCTTAGATGAATCAGGTATATTTCCAAATATTATAGAAGCTTATGGTTTATCAGAACCTCTTATTAAAGATGGTAGTAACTATACTGGAGTATGTATAATGTTTGGTTCTTCTGATAACATGGAAACAGGTAGTATACATTTTAAAAAGATATTTACTGAACCTGATTTGTATAATATGCTTGGTTTTAAAGACCCTAAAAATGAAGAAAGAACTATAGGTTTTTTCTCAGCAGCTTATTTTGGAAGATGGGGTAAATGTAAGAATAAAAATTCTACTTATTATGGGCAAGATATGGTTGATGAGGACGGTAATTCAAATATATTTGCAGCAATAGATGATTTATTAGCTAATAGAGAAAAGCTTAAGAAGTCACCTGATCCCATGGCTTATAGAAACTTTGTAACTCAGTTTCCTATATATTGGGAAGAAGCATTTTTAATATCAGCAAAATCACCTTTTCCTACATATTTAGCTGAAGAAAGATTAGCTGACTTAGAAACTAAAAGTCATTTGAATGTAGGTCAAGCTGTTAAACTTAATCTAACTGAAGATAATGTTTTAACTAGAGAAATAAGTATTAGAGAACCTATTAGAGATTTTCCTATTTCAAAAGCAGCTTCTAAAGAAGGTTGTATAGAGATATTTGAAGAACCTTATCAAGAGAATCCTGCTTGGGGTACATACATAGCTGGTATTGACCCTTATGATGATGATTATGCTGAAAATTCAGAATCTTTAGGTTCTACTTTAGTTATGCATGCTCTTACAGGTAGAATAGTAGCTGAATATACAGCTAGACCTGAGACAGCTAAACAATACTATGAGAATGTTAGAAGACTACTCATGTATTATAATGCAATAACTAATTATGAGAATAACAAGAAAGGTTTATTTGGACATTTTGAACAAAAGAACTCTTTATACTTGTTATGTGATACTCCTAAAATATTAAAAGATACACAGATAGTTAAGACTACTTATACTTCAGGTAATCAATCTAAAGGTACAGGTACTACTGAAGCAGTTAATGTTTATGGTAATGAACTTATTAAGACTTGGATGTTAGAACAAGCTCAAGGTCAAGAAAACGGTATTACTAATACTATGTTTATACCTAGCAAACCACTGTTAAAAGAGATAATTTATTGGAATCCTAAATTAAATGCTGATAGAATATCAGCTTTAAGAATGGTATTGATACTTAAAGAAGATAGATTTAAACTAACTCAAAATATTAATACTGATAACTATGAGGATATTTCTAAACATAGATTCTTTGCAAAGCATTTTTCAGGGTATGAAGATAATAGAAGTAGCTATATTAAACTTAACAATAATTTTCAATAATTACTAATTAATAGAATTTAATTTATTAAAATTGTTCTATTTTCATATAAAATGCCTACATACAGTAAATATAGTGATTTTAATACTGGTCTAACTAATCTAGTTTTTCCTAATCAAAAGATATCTTATTCTGAAAAGAATGATGAATGGTATATTAAAAACTGTTTATATTTTGAATCTTTGCTTCTTAATGGTAAGACTGGTATACCTAATATAACCAATAAGACTCTGATTAATAAACAGACTTATTACAATGGTTACATAGATAATTCTGAGTATAGAAGGATTGTAAACCCTCATGGTCTTGAAGGAGTTAGATTACCTAATGACTTTAAGCATTATCCTATTTCTAATCCTAGAGTAAATACTTTAGTAGGAGAAGAATTAAAGAGAAAATTTGAATGGGTAGTTTATGTAACTAACAGGGATGCTATTACTGATAAAGAAAGAGCTAAGAAAGCTTATATAGATCAGTTTGTAGTACAAGAAATACAAAATACTTCTAGTTCAGAAGAAGAACTTCAAAAAAGATTAGAAGATTTCCAAAGAGATTTAAAGAACTGGCAAGATACTAGAGAAATAGGAAGTATGGAACTTCTTAAATATCTATTTAACTATTTGAATATTAAGTTTAAATTTAATAGAGGTTTTGAAGAACAGATTATTACTGGTAAAGAAGTATTTAACATTGATGTCTTCAATAATAAACCAATATTTGAAACAGTTCCTGCTGAGACAATATACTTCTTAAAGTCTCCTCAAGATCCTTTTTATGAAAATTCAGATGCTTCTTGTCAATTAATATATGAACCTATTGGTAAAGTAATTGATAAGTATTATGAGTATCTTACTCCAGAAGATATTGATAAATTAAATACAAGATATGGAGGTTATCCTCCTTACAAATGGTATGGTCCTTCAGCTATGTGGACTAAAGGTGTTGATGAAAACACTGGAGCAGCTGTAGCTATGCCTATGCTTAATGGTGAAGACTTACCTGAAAATATTAATCAACCTAACTTATTCAAAGGTTTTTATGACCAAAGAGGTAATGTTAGGGTTATTCATGTTAGATGGAAAGGTCAAAGAAAAGTAGGTAAACTTACTTTTTATGATGAGAATGGTAATTTACAAACTGATTGGGTATCAGAAGAATATAAATTAAATAAATTTACAGGTGAAACTATTGAATGGAAATGGATTACTGAAGTTTATGAAAGTACTAGGATAGCTGATGATATATTTGTTAAGCTAGAACCTAGAAAATTACAGTATAGAAAATTAGATAATATTTCAGAATGTTCTTTAGGTTATGCTGGTTGTGAAATAGATTTGTGTTTATATGACCTTATGAGAAACTATAACTTAAGGTATAATGCGGTTCAATATAAACTTAATGATGCCTTTGCTAAGTATATTGGTAGAGTAGCTAACTTAGATTTATCTAGTATTCCTGATGAATGGTCTCCTGATCAAATAGTATATTTTGCTGCTAAGATGGGTTGGAAAGTATCTGATTCATTTAAAGAAGGTAAAAAAGGTCAGGCTATGGGTAAACTTGCTGGAAATATGTCTAGTCAAGCAGGTGATATTCAAATAGGTGATGCTACTTTTTTACAGATTTGTAGAAAAGAACTTATTGAAATTGAGTCTGATATGGACAGTATTTGTGGTATACCACCTCAAAGAAGAGGAGAAAAAACTCCTGATGGTTTAGGTGTTACTCAAATGCAAATGCAAGCCTCAAGTAATATTACAGAACCTTATTTCTTTATACATGAAGAAGTTAAACTAAGAGCTTTAAGAATGCTTTTAGAAGCTGCTAAAAGTTGTGTTAAAAATGGAGCTGAATGGATTCAGTATGTTACTGATGATGCTTATATTAAATCTGTTAGATTAGATCCAGAAGTTATTTATGAAGCTGATTACAATGTTCAAGTAGGTTATGGTATACATGATGCTAGAATGCTTGAATCTTTAAGACAAGCTATAGGACAATCAGTTCAGACAGGTATGGTAAGTCCTACAATACTTATGGATATAGCTTCTAATGATTCTACAGCTTCTATTAAAAGAAAAGTTGAGGAGGCTGAGAGAGCTAAGTTGGAAAGAGATCAACAAGCTTCTCAAAGACAAATGGAGCATGAAAAAGAACTTCAAAGTCAACAATTACAACTTAAACAAATGGAGTATGAACTCCAGAAGTATAAAATAGATACTGAATCTAAAACAAGAATTTATGTAGCTGAATTACAAGCTTTAGGTTATGCTAATGCTGAACCTTCAGTTATTGATGAATCTGGAGATTTAGCTCTTAAACAATTAGCTGAACAAAATAAATCTCTTAAAATTAATCTTGACCATCAAGCTAAGATGAAACAAGAAGAGACTAAGACTAATCTTAAATCAAAAGAGTTAGCTCTTAAATCAAAAGAATTAAATGATAAGATGAAACTTGAGAGAGAAAAGCTTGATGTTGAATTAGCTAACCAAGAAAATGATATTCAAGTAGCACTTATAAACGCTAGAAATAAAAATAATGGTAACTAGTAAACAAGCATTAGCTAAATATGGAAAACCTGAATTAGAAAAGTTTATGGTTTTATGGGATGTACCTACTGAATTAGAAATAGGTGTAATTCCTAAAAGATTATATTGTAATAAAGATATAATTAAACCTTTAGAACAAGCATTTAAAAATCTTATTAATAGAGGTTATGTTATTGAATTAAAAACATTTGATGGTTGCTTTAACATTAGAAATAAAAGAGGTCTTTCAAGTCCTAGTTTACATTCTTGGGGAATAGCAATAGATGTTAATGCTGCTTGGAATCAATTAAACATGAAACCTAATCTTTCTCCTGGCTTTGTAAAATGTTTTACAGATGCAGGTTTTGATTGGGGAGGAACTTGGAAAAGGAAGGATGGAATGCACTTTGAACTTGCATCTATATAATGTTGCATTTTCAATTAGCAAATATTTAATTAAAAGTCTAAATAAAAACATTTAGAGTATTTGATTTTTTTAACTTAAAATTAATCTTTAAACTAATCTATTAGCTATATTAATTTCAAAAAAAACTATTACAAATTCAATTATTATATAATATATAGTTTATAAATTTACATCATAAATCACAATTTAA